AGTTGGCGCGTGAGAAACAGCTTGAGCAAATCCAGATTGCAGCAGGGGTCATCTTAGCGATCACAGGCATAGTTTTGGCGATCTACTACTTAGGCGTCTATCTAGGCAAATTCTGATGTGGGTGCTTGTTTGGTTGCAAATGATGAATGGTCAGATAGAGCATTTTCAGATTGGCACCTATCAAACTCAGGCGCAATGCAACAGCGCCAAAGAAAAAGCTAAAGTTCTCGTAATGAGTAGCAATCACGCGGTGTATTGCTTTGAGGTTAGTCGAAATTAAGCACGGCGTTTATGCGGTCTACAAGGACGGCAGGGTCGTCATCATCACATCAAATAAGAGGATTGCGGAATACTATGCCAGCAACAGTCATTGATGAATACAAGGTCTTTCCACGGCTAATGATGCTAGTCGTGACAATCTTAACCTACCAAAGCGTCCACTGGTACATGTCTTTGCCTGATCCAACTAACGGTCAAGCGGGGTTGGTTAGCGTCTGCATGGGCGCTCTTACGGGCTGCTTTGGTATCTGGATGAACAAAGAGGCGAAAACGGATAGGGGGTCACATTGATATCGACGATCATATCTAGTCTTGGCGGCTTGGCAACGGCTTGGGTTGATGGAAAAACAGCAGTCCAAAAAGCAAACGCGGAAATCAAACTTAAACAGGCAACTGGTGAGATTGATTGGGAACTCGAAGCTATACGTTCTGCACAGAATAGCTGGAAGGATGAACTTTGGACAATTGTGTTTGTCCTTATTCTTGCTGCTAATTTTGTTCCTAGCTTACAAGACACCATGGCACAGGGATTTGCCAACCTTGAGACTACCCCCCTCTGGGTTCAGTGGGGGATGTATGCGTCCATTGCCGCCTCGTTCGGAATAAGGACTATGAGAGGCTTAGGAGGCAAAAAATGAGTGAAGGATTACGCAATCTGCAAGCTAAGTGTGGCTGCATTCCAGACGGCAGTTTCGGGCCGAATACAGCACGTGGCATAATGAAGTATTACGACATGTCGCCGGAACGTGCGGCACACTTCTTAGGGCAAGTCGTGATTGAAAGCATGAACTTTCAAGCTGTCGAAGAAAACCTAAACTATTCGGTGGATTCGATAATGCGTGTTTTCGGGCGCTACTTTGACAGCCATGTTGAAGCAAAGCCATATAGCCGCAACCCACGTGCGCTGGCGAACTACGTCTACATGGACAAAAACCGCACCAGCAAGTCCAAACTCGGCAACGTCAATCCTGGTGATGGTTACGCATTTCGTGGTCGCGGATTTATCCAAGTTACAGGTCGGGCAAACGTAGAAAAGTTTGCGAAGGATAAAGGCTTGCCAGAGGTGGTTGATAACCCAGACATCATTGCGACTGAGTATCCAATGGAGTCGGCCTTATGGTACTTTGATCGAACACGTGGGCTGTGGAAGCTGTGTGACGGCAAGGTCACTAAGCAAAGCTGCAAGGACATCACTAAGAAGGTCAACGGCGGTTATAACCACTTACATGAGCGCACCGAGGAAACCTTTAAGATTTACGGTTGGCTGAAATGAAAAACCCCGCTGTTTGAGGCAGCGGGGCTTCCATATCCAACGAACCGAAGAGACCAATCTCCGGACTGTATCTAAAACACCCAAACCCTCGAAGCGTGTTTGAGGCAAATTTACCAAAGCAGTCAAAACCCGTCAATCGTTGTAATGGTTCCAGCGTGGTTCCAGAATCGTAAACTTGGTTTGGAACCAAATAGCCTTGGTTCCGCGTATTCCTTAGATATTCATGCGGTGAATATTTCATAGCCCTTGTTTATATGGCTATATTTGGAGCGGGCGATGAGATTCGAACTCACGACATTTACCTTGGCAAAATAATATTTCGCTGATATGAATAATTTACCGTTATTGTTGGTTGTTCAAAAAACGGTTTAGTTTTAGTGTCTTAGGCGTGGCTTGGTCGGCTGCGCCTATTTTTTTGTGGACTTATCCATTCACATATGAATAGAATGCTGGAACCAAAGGGGTAAAATACTCTTTACCCTATTCATATTGTAATGGAGAAAAGGCATGGCGATAGTCTATGAGGGGGAAAACTTAAAGCTGCACAGCGTGGATCGGCGCGGCAAAACTATTTTTATTATACGTTATTTAGACAGGATCACTAAGAAAGATGTAAAGCGGCAAGTCCCGAAGGGTGAAACGCCGTTAGATTGGGCTAAGAAGCAAGACATCAAGTTATCTTATGCTGGAACGCTAGACGGCCCCGCCTCACTACGGCTGGTGGATGTTGTCGGGGAATACAAGGCTGAGATAGATCAGCGCGTCGAGAACTTTGTTAGCAATGCCAAGTATGGCTACAAGCTGCGACCAAATCGGCGCAAGACTGTCTTTGTTCATATCGACAAACACATTCTGCCCGCGCTGGGCAACCGCCAAGTGGGTGAACTTGAGCCAATCGACATCCAGAACTTTCAAGAGGAACTTGTAACCCGCATGAAGCCGCAGACTGTAAATGCGGTCATCAGTACGTTATCCCGTATGATGCGGTTTTACGTGCGCAAGCGGCTGTGCAATTCTGATCCATGCCGAGACATCGAACCGCTTACTCCTGCTGCACCAGAGGAACGCTATACGCCGACGTATAACGAGGTGAGAGCCGTCTTAGCTGCTGTCAGCGATAATATGACCTCTGAGGTGCTAATCCGGATTGGTGCAGAAACAGGAATGCGGATAAGTGAAATCCTAGCCCTACGCTGGGAAGCGGTGGACAATGACATCATTCACGTAAGCCTGTCCAACGACAGGGGAAGCCTGGGGACAACCAAGACCACAGGGTCAACGCGCAAGGTGATGATTAGCTTTGAGTTGATGTCGATGATAGCCACGCTGCACGTGGTGCGTAATCCAGAGTCAGAGTTTATATTCACCAATGGCGAGGGGAACCTGTATTCCGCGTCTGACGTTCTTAAGCGCGTATTGCACCGTGCATGTGATCGGGCAGGGGTGCCGCGTTTTGGCTTCCACGGGCTGCGCCGTTTCTACATCAACACACAGTTGGATGCGGGCAAAAGCAAGGAACATGTGCAAAAGCTGGTAGGCCACAGCATTGGGTCACATGTGACTGATCGGCACTACCGCAAGATACGTGACGAAGACGTTTTACTGCCCGATAATGTGGTGAGAATACATTAGGATTTCGTGTGGGCCGCGCTAAAAAATATCGGACTACAGCGAGCATGGTACAACCAACAAAAACTTGGGTGTGACATGTGACGGCCCACGCAAAATTTATATAAAACTTGGCCCGTGAGGCCAAGCCTTTTTACATTGCAAAACGACCTTTTTGTGACCCGACAATCACGCTTACAGAGTGAATATCTGATCTATCTAAAGTCGCCGTAATTTCAGCGCTGACAGCCTTAACTTGCAGCTTAGTTTCGTCTTGACTGACAAACTCCCGCACAACACCACAGTAGTTACCGCCGTCGTCACATTTAAACGCTACAACTACGTCGTCACCTTTCTGCGGTGGTATGGTTGGGTCAACATACATGATGTCGCCGTCATTATAGCGCGGATACATAGCTTGCCCGTAATTAACGCAAGCATACGCCGTGTCGCTGTACTCTAAAAAAGTCGGCTTTCTAATCTGTTGGTTCGCAACTCGGTTAAATCCGAGCCGAACAGCCTCAGTGTCTAATTTAGACAAAGTTGCTCTCCCTGCGTACAATGGGACAAAGACAGATGACGTTGTTTGCCTAATGGGCTGTTCGTCACCAACCCCGTCCTGTTTGGTTTTCAAATCGTCAACGGTTACGCCGAGTGCCTCAGCAATCTTAACAAGTTTGTCAAATGAAGGGTTGGCAACTTCACCCTTTTCATACTTGCTGATTTGACTTTGGCTGACGCCCGTTAGTCGTGATAATTCGTCTTGCTTAATTTTAAGCCGTGTTCGTACATCGTAGATGCGTGTGAACATGTTTTTCCCCTAGAATAATTAGGCGGCGGGTCGATAACCCCCCAGATGCAGTCTTGGCTTACTTTGCCAAATTTTAAATTTGTTGGTGGAGCCATATTACCCCACTGTGACTTTTTCTGAGCCGCCCAGGTAACGTGGTCATCCCAAGCGCCCGCCTCCGATATATTCATTTCATACTCCGTATTCACTAGAATACTTCATTCATATATGAATAACATATGACTGTCTAGGAATAATATTAAGTATCAATTTGATACTAATTATCGTTTAGTCTCAGATACTTAGTATTTTACTGCAAAAAATATGAATATTTTACCGTTGACGTATTCATGCAGATATGAATATTCATAAATTTATCAGAACAGACGCAAACAAAAATTCGAGCAAAATAGTGCAACTTTTTGAATACATGATAACGAAAGATGTCTCTCAGTCATCTTTAGCAAAAAGAATCGGTATCTCACAGCCGACACTCAGCCGTTACGTGAGCGGGGACGTCCTGCCAAATGTCGTTACGGCGTTAAAAATTCAGCAAATAACAAGCGGCGAAGTACCAGTTGAGGCATGGCTAACAGTTAAGCAAGATGTGGCTAGTGCCATTGCCCTCGCGGAACAACTTGGTCGTGATGGGGCAGTGGTAGACTATGGTTAATTCCAGAGCAAAAGGCGCAAACTACGAGCGCGAGATAAGCAAACTCTTGTTTGAACATCTTGGCATGGAGTTTAAGCGCGACTTAGATCAATACAGATCAGCAGACCACGGCGACTTGCTGTGCGAAGACGACGAATTTCCATTTGTTATCGAATGCAAACGCAGGGTAGGCGGGTCATTCAAACTCGCTTGGATGGAACAAGCCGAGAAAGCCGCGCAACGGGTAAAGAAACATCCCTGCGTCATCTATCGCTTCAACCATCAGCCAAACCTAGTTGTCCTGAAAATGGCAACTGTCGCAAAGGCGGTTGGCGGGGCTTGGCAGTACGACAAGGACACACTTGTCACTATGAGCATCACCGCATTCTGCTGCCTAGCCCGTGAACTCATGGCCTACGAAATCTTACAAGACAAACCGCTGCCCTGCCTCGAATGCGAGGGAACAGGCACATACGAAGAAATCACCTGGCGCGACTTTGGACGCGGGCCAGAACCAATCGCCAAAGACAAAACATGTGAAGAATGTGGCGGCTCAGGAGTTAGAAGCTAATGGATACTCTCATTAAATACGACGAAACAAACCGCGAGTATCACAGCAAAAAAGAATTTATATCATCCAGTTTTGTCAAAGGCTGGAACACAGCAACGCCATACCACGTAGTTAACGGCAACAAGGAACTTTCACCAAGCATTGCCGACTTAGGGTCAGCCGTTCACGCCATGTGGGAAACCAAAGGCCGCAAACAAGTTGTTATCGGCAAGCACAAGACACGCGCCGGAAAAGCATGGGCTGAGGATTACGCCAAAGCGCAGGAAAACGATCAAATCCTGCTGCCAGAGGGTGAATACGAGAAAGCCTTGCGCATGACGGCTGCACTCTGGAAAAACCCAGAAATCCGCAAGCTAGGCCGCAATAAAAATCGTGTTTGCGAGGCAAGCATTTACTGCAAGCATGAACGCACAGGGCTGCTGCTCAAAGCGCGTCCAGACCAATTCACAATGGATAACGGTGTTGTCTTAGACATTAAGACAACCATCAGCGCAGACCCAAAAAGATTTCAGCGACAGTTCTTTGACCTCGGCTACGGCATTCAAGCCGCGTTTTACCGCATGGTCTGCGAACAGCAAGGAATTGAATGCAAGTATTTCGCGTTTGGCTGTGTCGAAAAGACAGAACCTTTCGCAACCAATCTGTTCATTGTCTCACAAGACTTGATGGACAGGTACACAAAGGTCGTGGAGCGAACTCTCGACCAAATCAAGTTGGCCCAAGAAACAAATGATTACAGCACAGGCTGGCCCAACTTCACAATGATCCACACGCCTGAGTGGATGAAACAAGACGACGATTGGAGTTAAACAAATGTCAGATTTCAAAGATATGATGGTGCGGGATGTCACCTTTACATACCCACGGCTAGACAGCGCTTACCTTTATAACTCAGTTGAGCGCAAGTCAGAGAAATGCAGCACAACAACACCCCAGGCAGCTTGGTCTTGCGGTTTTACAGTCAGCAAAGAAGAGGCCACCCGCATTTGGAAAGAGGCCACCGATCACTACAATGAGTGCAAGTCTCGCAGCAAAGACAGCAAGATGGGCGACTTCAAAACCGTGCATTCATATAAGCAAAACGAAGACGGCACGATAACCTTTGGCACCAAAAAGAAATGCATGTCATCTAAAGGCACACCAAATAAAGATGTGCGCGTCATTGATGGACAAAAGAAAGACCTAGAAGACCGCGCGTTCTGGAGCGGCAGCACAGGCAACATTGCGTTCACCATGCTACCCACATTTAACCCAAGCAAAAACGAGTGGGGCATCAGCTTTCTTCTAAACGCGGTGCAAGTCGTTGACGCGGTTTACCAAGAACTACAAGACGACTTTGATGTGGTGGGTGCAGCAAGTCCGGCTGCGGCTGACCCGTTTGACGCGCCTAAACCCGCAGCGCCCGCAGATGACCCATTTGGACTTCCGGCAACAGGTGATAGCGCACCCGCCAAAGAAGACCTAGACGACGAAATCCCGTTCTAAGATGCCTAAATATCATCTTACACCATTACAGCGCAGGATCGTGAACGCACTCTTTCGAGAGTTCGACATTGATCCTGTCGCTAAGGTGAACTTCGGGGGCGAAGAAATCACAGAAATGAATTTGGCTGAATTAATCACCGCCACACAGGGGTTCAGATTCTACATGAACAGGTTTGGTGAGATCAGCATAAACGATCAATTCTTTGAAGACTTCGCCAAAAGATAACCCTCAGCCAACAGGGGTAACATGTCGGACTTCGAGCAACTTAGACATGTAGATTTATGTTCAGGAATCGGTGGCTTTGCTCTCGGCTTTCAGCGGGCAGGGCTGAGTTATCCTGTTCTATTCTGCGACATCGAAGAGTGGTGTCGTGATGTCTTGGATAAGCATTGGCCTGACGTACCCAAAGCCGTAGACGTTAAGGAATTAGCAAATGACCCAGTACGAAATGTTCCCGACTGCGACATCCTCACAGCAGGATATCCCTGTCAGCCGTTCAGTCTCGCAGGTCAGCGCAAAGGACAAGAGGATGACCGCCACATCTGGCCGTACATCTTACAAATTGTTGCACAAAAAAGACCCACTTGGTGCGTTTTCGAAAATGTTTATGGTCACATCTCTCTGGGCCTCGACCACGTGCTTTTTGACTTGGAAGCCGAAAGCTACGCCGCACGGGCGTTTGTTGTACCAGCTTGCTCCGTCGATGCGCCCCACCGAAGAGATAGAGTCTGGATCATTGCAAGAAATGTGGCCTACGCCGAGGGCCAGCATGGGCATGAACGACTCGGTGGAGAGTGCAAAACGGCAAGTGGAAACGAAGGGCTACAAGGCGAAATTAGAACAAGCGGTGGCGATCTGGCCCACACCAACAGCACGGGATTACAAGGGCGGCAGAAAGCCAGAAACGCTGGCGCAAAAGGGTCGGAACGAAACCAACAGTTTGCCAGACGCAGTGAACGCGCAGATGGGGAAAACTGGCTCCCTGAACCCAATGTGGGTCGAGTGGCTCATGGGGTATCCCGAAGGGTGGACAGACTTAAAGGATTAGGCAACGCAATCGTCCCGCAAATCGCCGAACAAATAGCACTAACAATAAAACAGGTAGGGTAATGTCGGACTTCGAGCAACCGCACTGGTCAGAATGGGCAGACAAAATAATAACCAGCCTAACCTTGCGCCAAACAAGCAAGGGCGAATGGCATGGTAGCTGCCCAAACTGTCAAGGCACAGACAGATTCTGGATCAGTGAACACAACGGACAAGTCAAAACACATTGCAGACAATGCAACGACTTCGCCGCAATCCAAAACCAGCTTGCCGAGTGGTCACTCTGGCCCTCGCGCAAACCCACAAACAACATCGTAGACTTTAAGCCAAAAGAAGACTTCCCCGTGTATGACGACGACACACCATATCACATAAAGAAAGGTGTTGACCTTTTTAACGCTGAACTCAGCGGAAACAACGTCGTTATCCCGATCTACAACGTCAACAGAGAACGCATTGGCGAACAAACTATCTCGCCAGACGGGAAAAAACTCTTCAACGCAGGGCTAGACAAGTCACAAGGTGCTTTCGGCGTTTGCGGAACCCTAAAAGGCGGCAAAACTTACATAGCCGAGGGTTGGGCAACGGCTGGCAGTGTCGCAATGGCAACGCAGCAACCATGTATTTTCGCATTAGACGCGAATAACCTACCGATTGTCTGTGAAAAATTGAAAATAGCCTTTCCGCAACTGGAATTAGTCGTTGCAGCAGATAATGACGAAAAAGGCATAGCCGCAGCTAAGAAAACAAAGCTGCCCTGGGCCGCACCAGCCATAAAAAACAAAGATTGGAATGATGTTTACGTCGCACTCGGCAGTAACGCGGTCAAAACTGCCCTAAACAACACAAAACGCCCCGAAAGCCTGTTCACATTAGTGCAAGACCTAAAGATGACAGCGCCAAAATGGTTAATTAACGGGCTAATCGAAGAAAACAGCCTAGCGATGGTCTTCGGAGCGCCCGCAGCGGGCAAAACCTTCGTCGCACTCGACATAGCACTCTCAATCGCATGTGGCAGAGCCTACCACGGGCTAGACGTCAAACAAGGCACCGTCGCTTACATAGCTGGCGAAGGTCACGCGGGGTTTGCACGACGGGTAAACGCATGGTGCAAGTCAACAGGGCAATCATTGGCTGGCGTTCCCTTCGCTAAATCCAACCGCACGGTCGTGCTAAACGACCCCACCAGCGAAGACGAACTTGTCAGCGAGTTAGAACTTCTATCAGAGGAAATCGGCGGGCTAAGTTTAATCGTCCTGGACACACTCGCACGAACCATGCTGGGCGAGGAAAACAACGAAAACATGATGGCCTACGTGCAAGTCTGCGACAGACTGAAAGAACGCTTTGGTTGCACGGTCATCATTGTGCATCACACAGGCCACCAAAATAAAGATCGCAGTCGCGGCGGGTCAGCCATGCACGGCGCTCTAGACGCGGAATACCGTGTCGAACCGTGGGGCGAACTCAAGGTGCTGATGACACCCACCAAAATGAAGGACGCCGTAGAGCCAGAGCCAATCGCATTCGTCAAGGTGCCCGTCGAAATGCGGGATGAAGAGGGCGGGGATGCATCCTCACTGGTGCTGGAAATGACGGCAGACAAACCCACCGATAAGAAATCACCAGAATATATAGAGGCAGTCATTCTGGAACAGTTTAAGCGCTTGTCAGACTTTGGCGAAGTGGCGCGGCAAGAGTTAAAAGAGGCCGTTTCTGTGGAGTTGGAGATATCCCAGCGCCAAGCAAATAGACACATAAAACGCATGTTGGATCAGGGTGCGTTTAGGGCTGAAAAAGGCCAAATTGTGGGTGTTGGATGATGGAATATGCGGTTTTCTGGAAAAAGGCTGGGGACACGGGAAAAATGGGCGATGTCCCCGCCTATAAGTTGTATTGTCCTGATGTCCCAGATGATGTCCTGAGAAAACTCAATGAAAACAAGGTACTTAGCAGAGTTGGGGACATGCTTGGGACATGCTTGGGACATGGTGAGGTCATAGTTGGGACACTCAGGACATCATCCCCCTTTCTTAAAAGGGGGATGTCCTGTCCCCAAACCTTGTCCCCAAAACAACTCGATTACTCGGAGTTAGAAGAAAAGGATTTTTATGATGTGGTGAATGAGGTTTCGTGCCTTGCTGAATTAGAAGGTATCGCAAACCGTCGCCGCATACTGCAAAGAGCCGATTTGCCGAAATGGAAGGATTGGCAGCGTGAAATCATCTTAGAGAAAAAATGGAGGTTAGAGCATGAACACGATGCTACGCGGAAAAACAGAAAGTGAGCGGGCGGCAGAAATGTTGGAGTATGAACGGCTGCAAGTCTCGTTGGGAAAACGGGACGCATTGCCATGCGATAAACAAAACTGGGGGGCGGCAGTCCAGTTCCACCCCAAGGACGCGCGGGTGTTCGATGTCATCCAACGCAAGGGGCCGATAAGTGCGCGGGACGTAGCGCGGGAATTGGATATGACCTCGCGGGACGTAAGTACACTCATCCAACGGCTGAAAAAGCTGGACAAGGTGACAACCGCAAAGGTGCAGAGAGTTTACAGTCACGGCAGACCATACAGCACACATTTATATGAGGCGGCGAAATGAGCGAACAGGCAAAAGACATATTACAGATGTGCAAAGGGGTGCTTGCACAACGCGGGCAGGAATACGGGGACGCGGGAACGCTCTTCGAGCAGATCGCAAAACGGTTTAGCCTTGTACTAGGGCATGACATCGACAACATCACGGCTGCGCGGCTGATGGTGGAATTGAAGTTGGCAAGGCTAGACCGTGGATACAAAGGCGATAGCGTGGTGGACGCTATAAATTATCTAGCCTTGGCAGGGGCGCTGCATGGGGCCGCCAATGAGCAAAAAGAGTAGACCGCACCAAGGAACATCAGATTTCGGCACACGCGAAAGATTACAGCACACAGAGGGCATAGCCTACGAAAACACAGATAAGAGGCTAGGAAGCCCAAAGCGGATGCGGGTGACAACACAAACGCCGCTAGACAGGTATTACGCGCGGGAACAGATCACGCGAAGACAGTTTGAGGCGGGTCAACAGCTTTATGCAATTTGGCGCCGTGCTGGACGCGCTCAGAGGCTCACGGCAAATTATGATGCAAACATAGTTGACGGGGGCAAAAGCGATGCTGAAAGCGGGGCTGATGCATTTACAGAGTACCTCAGCATCTTGCGGGAAATCGGGCGGGATTTAGCGGGTATCGCACAGTGGGTCTGCGTTCAGGGTAGCAGTGCAAACGAGTGGGCGAAAAACAACGGGCATGATCCCAAAGGCGGCATTGTCGCACTAAGGCTAACGCTGGACGCCCTAGGGGATGTCTTTAAGATGCCGAGGGATTGAC